AGCAAATGCGTGATCTTATGCCTGTTGATGGTTTCCGTGCTGACAAAGTACAACAGTGTATTGATGCAGGAGCTAACTACACTAACATGCGTTTTGAGCATATCGTTAGGGAAGAAGAAGCTATCATGAACGAAGGTAAACTCTGGGAAGTACTTGAGTACTGGGGTTACATAAGTAAAGAAGAAGCACTAGCTGCAGGATTACCTCTTGATGGCGATGCTCCTCAAGTTCAAGTGAACCTATGGATCTGTGGTAATGAGATATTACGTATTGCAACTAATCCTTTCTTACCTCAAAGGATTCCTTACTTTATGTGTGACTATGAGGAAGATGCTTATAACTTGTACGGTACTGGTGTTCCAGAGACCATGGAAGATGCACAGAAGATGATGAATGGTTTCGCTAGACTAGCAGTAGATAACTTAGCTTTGGCTGGTAACATGGTATTTGATGTAGATGAGTCCATGCTAGTAGCAGGTCAGGACTACGACATTTACCCAGGAAAGGTATTCCGTAGACAAGGTGGACAAGCAGGTAATGCTGTTACTGGTATTAAGTTCCCGAGTACTGCTAATGAAAACCTACAAATGATGGATACTTTCCGTAGGCAAGCTGATGAAGCCACAGGTATTCCAAGTGTAAGCCACGGTCAAACAGGTGTCTCAGGTACAGGTCGTACAGCTAGTGGTCTTAACATGATCCTAGAGAACGCTTCGTTAAACATCAAGACTACTATACGTAACTTAGATGATGATTTACTACAGCCATTAGGTCGTATGTTATTCTACTGGAACAATCAGTATAATGCTGACAAGGTTCCTGCAGGTGATTTCGATTGTATTGCTACAGGTATTCGCTCATACACTAAGAATGAAATCAAAGTACAACGCTTACAGACTTTATTACAATTAACTCAGAACCCTGCATTAGCTCCAATGGTTAAACTTCCGTACATCATTAGAGAACTAGTGAAAGGTATGGATCTAGACCCTGAAGAAGTTATTAACGACATGGACGAAGCTAAGATATACGCTGAGATCATAGGGATGGCTGGAGGAGTTAGTTCCCAAAGTAACCAAGCGAATGCTGCACAACAAGCAGGTGATCCAGCGACTTCTAATGCTACTGCAAATACTGAGGGCGCAGGTAACCCAGGAGGTATAAATGGCCAAGAGTCAAGCGTATAACATGAAGTCCCTGATTAAACACAGGGATCATTGGAAAATAATTGAAAACTATTTGGCGGTTGAAATTAGTGCCTTAGTTATCCGATTACAAACATGTGATGAGAAGGATCTAAAGAAACTTCAAGGAGAGTTAGCTGCTCTTCGTAAAATTGAAGTTCTTCCATCTCAACTTAAAACTGAACTAGGAGCCTAAGGGTAACCCTAGTTCATCAATTAACACTAGAACTCAAGTACAAAGGATCTCTTAAGTACCCTGAAGTATTGACCTAGAAAAGGAGAATCAAATGACTCAAACAACACAACGTAGTTTACTTAATCAAGCAGGTAACCAGAACTCTGATACCGTAGGACTTGACAATGCACCCTCTGATCAAGGAGCCGCACCGACTAGTGAACAGCCTAATCACGATTGGGAAAAACGTTATAAAGACTTACAATCGTTCAACTCTCGCAAAATAAACGAGCTAACGAACCAGATTAAGACTTTGCAAGAACAAGGTGTACCCAAGGTCACCGCTCCGAGAACCCCAGAAGAAATGGATGCGTTCAAGGCAGCGAACCCTGAGATGTACAATGTTATTCAACACATGGCCACTGAGATAGCTCAGACCCAATTACAGGGATATGACCAGAAGATGGCTGGTGTGCAGAATGACTTATTAGATACCAAGATGGAAAAAGCAGAACTAGCGATTAAAGCAGCGCATCCCGACTTTGAGCAGACTATAAACTCTGATCAGTTCGCGGACTGGGCCTCTCGTCAATCTGCAGTAGTACAAGATTGGATCTACAATAATCCTGATAACCCTGATCTAGCGATTAAAGCGCTTAGTCTTTACAAGTACGAGTCAGGTCAAAATACAACGACTTCTCAATTAGATGCTTCAGTTGATGTTGCAGCCCAAAGCGGTGCAGCCACTGAAACTAATAGTCGTAATCATCCTGCGTATATCTGGAAAGCTTCAGACATCCGTGGCATGCCCCCAGCTGAATATGCTAAGTGGGACGAAGTGATTACACTAGCTCATCGAGAAGGCCGAGTTTCCAATACTTAATTTAAGAGGTAAAAATAATGTCTAAATTTAACGGTACTAGTACCAGTAACTTCGGTGGTAACTCTCCTGCAGCAGTAGGTGGTTTCTCTCCTGAAATCTTTTCTCAACGTGTTCTTATGTTCTTCCGTACAGCTTCTGTTGTCGAAGGTATTACTAACTCTGATTACTACGGTGAACTAGCTTCATTCGGTGATAGTGTTCGTATCATGTTAGAACCTAAACTTTCTGTTAAACCTTACACTCGTGGTGCTTCTATTCAGATTGAAGAGTTAGAAGATAACGATGTAGTAATCGAGATTGACAAAGCTAATCACTTTGCATTCCAAATTGATGACATCGAAGATAAGTTATCTCACATCAGCTGGGAATCTTTAGCAACTAGCTCAGCTACGTTCGCATTAAAGAACTCATATGACCGTGATGTACTTAAGTTTATGTCTCAAGGTGCTCAAGCGGCTAACATCGTTAACGGTGGTACTCATGCGACAGCTCAAGAAACTGCTAACGTAATCACTTTAGGTCACGGTGCAACTGAAACTGATCCGTTGAATCTTTTGTCTTTACTTAGTTTAAAACTAGATGAAGCTGAAGTTCCTGAAGAAGGTCGTTACGTAGTAGTAAGCCCTCGTTTCATGGAGTTACTTGCTCGTACAGACAGTAAGTTACTTTCAACTGATTACAACCAAGGTGAAGGCGGTCTTAAGAATGGCTTAGCAATGACTGGTAAGCTTCGTGGTTTCTCTTTATACAAGACTAACAACTCTCCTCGTTTTGTTACTGATACTACAGGTTCTACTGAAGATCAAGCAGATGACGATGGTCAACAATCAACTGGTACTAACGTAGTTATCGGTGGTGATGATGTAGGTGCTGTTAACGGTGATGTTGTATTAGCAGGTCACATGAGTGCTTGTGCTACTGTTAGTTCAATTGATAAGGTCGAGAAGATTCGTGCAGAATCAACGTTTGCTGATTTGGTACGTGGTTTACATGTATACGGTCGTGCGATCATTCGTCCAGAAGCGTTAGCTGTAGCTTACGTAGTTTACGCATAATTCAAATGATTCCTAACTCCCCTAATTCTACGGGTTCACTGGGCAACTAACCACCCAGAGGTAGG